GGTTAAGCCTGTTGCATCGAACGCTAAAACTGGCACCGTTTGAAAGCTTACGGATGAATCCGCAGTGGTGTACGGCAAGCCCGAAACGCGGGCTGTACCTGTGGCAGACCCTAATCCCGCCACTTGAGCTATTCCTGCCAAATGTACCGTGTCGCCTATTCGCGTGTAAGTCCCCTTTTGTAAAGAGTATGTTATCCCCGTGATACCTCCCCCAAAAGTTATCGTGGGTTTCCAAGTTCCAGTCTCATAGAAAGCGTCAAAATCAAGCCACGCACCCGAATTCAGCATGCCGTTAACGGATACCTCGTTGGCTGCGCTGCCTACGTTTGGGATCTGAAGCAAAGATTTCGCAGGATCGACTGTGCTGATTCCGTCGAGGATGTTTGCAACTGAATCAATTTTAAACCACGTTGCTCCGTTGTATTTTACAACGTCACCTACGGTGTATGCTATCGCACCGCTTCCTAGATTGGCTGTCCCTGCTGTTGTTACGTCATAGTAGTCACCAGCCGTACCAGTCCCATCTGCCAGAGTAGGGCTGTTCGTGCTGGCATTCCACTCCCCCTTTGGAGTGTCTCCAGATGTAGGCAGGTAAGTCCCGTCAATTTTATTGACTCCATTTAGCGGAGCTAATTTGTAAGTAGAGGGAGCAGCTACGTAAGCGTCTGCGGTGTCTTGACGGAAGTTGTCACGGGTGATTTTCTGAGTCCCGTTAGAAGATCCGTCTATAACTATGTTTGCGTCACTCGCAACAGTTGTTGCTGTTTTCGAGAGATCTTTAATTCTTGTGGTGGCCATATTTATTCAGGGTCAGGGGCTTCAAGCTGAAGCGTTAAAATGTATTCGTTATCGTCTGTGAACAGGAAGTTGCCGCTGTCATCGACCAGCAGTGTCGCTTCCGTGACATTGTCTCCTCCAGCAGTAACAACTGTTGGTAAGCCTAGACCAAATCCAATCATCAGACATCGTAGGCTGTGATTTCTCCAGTTGTCACTGTGATCGACGTTGCCCTGCAGCAACGCCAGTAGGACCCGGCCTGCATGTTCACATTCGTGATTGTTCCTAGTCCTCCCGAGGTAACACTCCCGAGGACTGTCGCTGCGTGAGCGTAGATCCAGCTAAAGTTTCCAGCAATAGTTCCAGCGCCACTTTGGTAGGTTCCGCTGTCAGACCCTAGGGTCCCGTCTTCACCTACACGCACTGTGCGGTATTGATCGTTCTGGTCTACGCCAGTGATTAAAGATGCTCTGCTCATAATTTAATTAATATCCTGCTACCTCAATTTGAGTTGTCTGACCTTGCTGTGTGTGCAGCTTAAGGAGCTCGTGATCTATTACGTCTCGTGCGTCTGCCTCTGCGACTCTCGCTCTGTCGAGCTCGCCGTTGTGTCTCAGGTAGTCGCTGTAAGTTCCCCTGACGAGGTAGTCAAAGAAGATCATAGGTATAGAGGTCAGGTCCCAGTAACTGGGCTGATCCGTAGGACTGTTTGACCCTGCGGCCACAGACTGGTTGGCGACGTAAAACTGCCCAGCAGTGTTATCGTAAACTTGATCTCCAGCAGCATAGACTGTGCTCGTGCTGTATAGGTCTCCTGTAAGGACTGGGACAGTTTTACGGAACCAGATATAAGCAGTTGTGTTACTCTCAGCTATCTGGATCCCATTCTCGCTAAGATACCAAGTAAGTGATACCTGATCCTTATTCGATTTGGGGCTCTTGTTCCAGACTGCGAACACTTCGCCTATCTCGGTTTTTGTTGGCTGGTTGAACGCAACGTAGTTGCCTTCGTCGCCTCCTGACTGAGTCACTGTTCGAGCTTCAGTCACTGTGACCTCTGGCCACTTGGCTGCTTGCCACGCAAACTTCAACCTGCGGCTTGCAAGATCTCGAAACAACTTCCACTCAATGGTAGGAAGAGTGTCTCTCTCCATTCCTGCGAGGTTCAAAACCTGAGTCAGGATCTGGTTGTAGTTTGCAGGACTAAGAGCCATAGCCAACTTGTATCTTGCCAGTGCCTCTGCTGTTAACTTTCAGCTCTGGGTTTTTATCAGAAATGTATTTTCGGAATTTAGGGTCCTTCCAGATCTCTTTGCCTTCCTTCTTGACCCATTCTTGGTAGACCTTGTTGTCTACCTCCATAGTGGCTCGCCCGATTCCGTTCATGCTTTTACGGTCTCGGTTCTGACGAGCGATCTCTCTCTGTCGCTCAGTCGCACTTGCTAGTCGCTCTTCATGTGACCCGTTATATTTACGGGCCAGAGCCTCTTTCATTGCCTCGGTATAGTCTGACATAATTTGTAAAGTGTTCCTCGGTTGAGGGAGCCACATAAGCGGCCCCCTCGGTCCCGAGGTGTGCGATTACTGGTGCGAGCCAGTAAAGTGTTAGTTCACCGTGTCGAGATCGACCAAGGTGAAGAAGTATTTGATTTTGCCTGCAGTGAACGTGTTTAGGTTGTGTGAACCAGCAAGATTAATGTCAAGGGTGTCAGCCGCAGCGTAGACCTTGCCTGTCCCTACTGCGGCTGCTCCGCTCCCCGGTGTCGGGGCCTTGTAGGTAATAGTGGAGGCATGAGCGGCGTCGATTTGAGTCGCTGTCATAAACAAGTCATCATCGCTATCATCTCCAACCTTGTAAGTCAGAGAAGTTGACGAAGGGCTAACAAACTCTTCTGCCAGTATGTGGCAGCCAGACTTAACCCAGCTTCCTGCCGGGAGGTTGACTGTTAGAGTCTGAGTGGTTGCTGCTGCAGTCAGGTCTTCGTGAGTGATCACAACTTCGTAAGTTGCGCTCATTTCAGCCTGTGCTTCTGTTGGTAACTTATTGATAAGCATAATATCTATTCCTTTTCAGATTAAGGGTTGAACTGTGCTAGTCCGATTGGGTTGCGAACCTGAAGTGCTGTGCGAGCTTCGATCATGAACCTCTCGCCGCCGCCCTGATCTTCAAAGCGTTCCACGGTTGGGTTCTTGTTCATACGCATGTCGATCTTATCCATATCGAGTAGGTAACCTCTTCCAGCAGTTTGACTTGTGCCAGCAGAATTGTAACCGATAAAGTTGTCAGCAATGACCTCAACTGTTCCGAAGTCTCCCTCGAAGATGGTGGTGCTGTTGCTGACTTTCTTAGCGTCTCCCGCAAAGTCAAAGTTGCGTGAGCTGTAGCCTGCGGTTGCGATCGTGCGGGTGAAGTCCGTGAAGGCTCGTCGAAGAGTCGCGTCACAGAATAACTTGTAGTCGCCCATCATTCCGGTCGAAGACCAGATGCTCTGTAGGACTGACTGAATGCTGGTCTCTGTAAGAGCTGCAGTGCCTGTAACTACATATTGACCTGCGGCAGGGCGGTAGTCAGCAGGAACCTGATGGCTCGTCTGCACTCCGATGTTGCCAGTGTCGCGAATCCAAACGCCGAGTCCTCGCAAAAGGTAAGGGTTGGTCCCGTCATCAGCCTGATGCTCCTGATCGCTCAGGCAGGTTGATTCGATGTTACGCAACAATTCAACGCCAACTTTGGCGATAGCTTCTGCGATTTCGTCCGATACACCTGCAACGTCTGAAACGTCTTGAGCAAGTCTCGAGACCTTAGCAGTTTTGCGGAAGGTCTGCAGGTAGGAGCTCAAGAGAGCCCTGTTTTCTGCAGGGTTGCCGTAGGTGCTAACGTCTGTTCCATCAACAACGCCACCCAATTGAGGAGCATCGTAGTTATCGACGGGCCACTCAATGTATGTGTTACGTGGAGTAGCTCCCTTGTTTACGAGACTCATGAAAGGCGTTGCCTTCTCATCGACTCGTGTCAGCAAATCGAGCAAGTCTTCTCGTTTTGCAACCTGATTAATTTCAAATAATCCAGCCATAATCTAATTCCTATGTTGTCATAGCAGCTTTAATAAAGTCTTTAAGACCATCCCTCGATCCGGTTTTAAATACCTGAGACTTTGCGGATTCAGCTCTCTTAACAGCATCAGAGACCGAGGCCTTCTGTGCTGCTGGCGCGCCGGGTTGTGGTGTAGGATCAGGAGTCTTAGCTTTTGCAGGCTGCTTTTTCTGTGCCTGTTCTTGCTCGATATAAAAACCAACCAGTGCTCTCGCCAGATACAGGTCTACGTCTGGTAGATTCTGTATCCCCGGATTGGCTTCCTTGACCTGTTCAACCCACGCCCGTGCAGGGCTTTTCTCCTCTCTCAGCCACGGATACTTCTGTGCAGCGAATTCAAAGCTTTGAGCGTTCTGGTTGATCTGTTTTCGCCGTTTCGGGATGTCTGATTCCCTACTCCACTCGGCATTAAGCGCGAGGTCCTCGAGCCACGCTTCAGGGTCTTCTGGGACACTCTGTATGCGGTTCTCAATCTCTCGCTCTACCTGATCTGGATCTCGCCTGTATCTGGCGAGTGCTCGTTTAGCCCAACGCTCTGCGGCCAGTGCTTCGTCCTCAAGTTTCTCGAGGTCTGACTCTGACTGAGCTCTCTGGACTAGCTCTGATATGTTGCTGTCGCTGTCCGTTTGCTGAGTTTTCTTTGTCTCCAGCTTAAGTTGACTCGTAGTTTCCTCGAGCTCCTGCATTCGTTCTTCCAGCTCCTTCTTTTGGGCTGTCAAACGGTTTATGCGTTTCTGGAATCCAATGTGCTCAGGAGGCTCCGTATCGTCCTGTGTCTGCTCTGGCTCAGGCTGCTGCTCTGGCTCAGGTTCAGGCTCAGGAACGGGTGGTTCCTCATTTACAGGTGCAGTCTCCGTCTGGGGACTCAAGCTGTCCTTGAGTGCATCACGCAGTGCTTCCATCCCGCCAACTTCTATTGCTTCCTCCGAGGGCTGGCTGGCCTCGGCTGTAGTTTCGGATTTAGACATGCTGTTTTTGACGGCTGCAAGTGGCCGTAATCAGGGCTGTAGTAATCCCGCCCAGTAGGATTTCATTAAAGTTAGACTCGTCTAACATTCTCTGTCAACCCTAACAAAAATAAGCCTAGGCCACGAAAAGTGACAGCGGATTATTTTGTGGACCCCTTAGGTATCTGAGGGGGCTACACGAATTGTATTGACAGTTAAGCAGTCGCCTTAGCTGTTAAGCGGAGGTATGAGAGGTATCTATTTTGAGTTTCCAGCAGAAATAATCTGCTTAGAGTAGTCGATTTTACCCAGCAAACCTGAAAAACATACCTCTCATACCTCCGCATCTGAAAATAATTGAAAATAACTGTTGCAATGATACGCAGCGTAGCGTATAAGTATAAGTGTCAGGCGGGAATCAACCCTCTGATTGAAGAATAGAAAGAAAAAAAATGAATAATAAAATTATAATGGTATCAGACGTCGATGCAGAAGAATCTTATGAGGCAGCTAAAGACTACCTCAAAGCAAAGGAAGAAAAAGCTTACAATGAAGCTCGAGCTAAATATCTCAGGGAAAACCCAGAGGTTGGAACTCTTATCAGAAACGGAAAAGAACTTTTCTACATCAATCTTTTGCCACTGTATAAAGGGAAGATCAAGGTGTTCTCACCAAAAAGCGTTATTAAGTAATAACACAATCGGGGGCTTCGGCCCCCCCAACCTTAAAAACAAAATAACTATGAAAAATAAGAAAAACAAACCACTGAAATTCAAGCAGGTCAGAATCAACTACGGCGACTACACGAAACTCGTCCTAGTAGCAGACAAGGAGGAGAAATGAGAATCGTCAAGATCAGGCCTGTTAAACAGGTCGCAGGAGACTACAACTCCTACTGCGGTCCCTCTGCGATCTCTGCCGTCACGGGCATGTCAGGGGGAGAGGCTGCGCGGATCATTCGGCATCTGACTGAGTCAAGGTGCGTCAAGGGTGTCTACGTGTCAGACATGCGGATGGCTCTTGAATATTGCGGCATCTTTGCCGCCCCAACGAGGCTTCCCAAGGAGAAACCTACACTGACACAGTGGCTGAAGTTCAGCCGCCCTTACCGCGACTCAAAGCGGGTCTGGCTTGTTGTGGCAGGTAACCACTATCAAGTGATTCAGGGCCGCAGGTATGTGTGTGGCCTTACAAGGGAAATAGTGTCAATCAGGGATCCGAAGGTCAAGCGCAGGGCGAGGGTCAAGCACGCATACGAACTCAGGACGTTCGATGATAAAGGCGTCAGGACTCCGTGGTTCGCAAAGAAGCCCCCTACAAGGGATACTTACAGGCAGTCTAAAAGAAAGATTAAATAATACTTGCACTATACTCAAAGTAGAGTATTCTACTTGTGTCAGGGGGGAATAAACTCCCCTGACTGAAGAATAGAAAGAAAAATAAAATGCATAAATTCGAAAAAGCTGGATTTGTAGGACCTTTTAAACTGGAGACTATCGTGTCTCTGCCATCCCCGGCAATCGGCGAGGCTAATCCCGGGGCGTTCCAGTCTGAGTTGAAAAGTTCTTTTGAGATTGCTGGTAAATTTGGGGTGGGACTGGGGTCTTGCGATGTGTGCGGTCAGCCACTGGTCCACAACGCAATCGTAAGTTGCGATGGAGGAAGCTTCACGGTTGGTCTGGACTGCGCTCAACACATTGGAGATCCTTGCCTAGCAGACGTTGCAAAAGTTGAGCAAGCAAACATTGTCCGAGAGCAAGGCCGAATTCGCCGCGAGGCAAAGCGTGAGGCAAAGCGTCAAGTGTGGCTCAATTCAAAAACTTCGACCGGTGAAACTAACCAAGAAAAACTTGACCGGGAAGCAGCCGAGCGACGAGCAGAGCGTGAGGCAATCGAAAAACGAGAAGAAGCAAGAAAAGAAATTCTTGAGCCCATCGCAAAAGTTCTTGAAGACGGTAAAAACGGTTTTAGGGATTCAGTGGCAACAGGGCTTCGCAGAGGAGTTACCCCATCGGGCAATGGGTTGTTCATTGCGTGTGAGATTTTCGGCAAAGCTTCTGGTCGCCGTGGCAGCGCCAAATTCAACGAGGCATTTGCGTTGGCAGAAAACATTTTTGCAGAAGCAAAAAACATCTAACCCCAACCGGGGGCTTCGGCCCCCTTACATTAACTATTATGTTTTACGCTAACAATTGGCACTACAAAGAGCTGGCAGACTTCTACCCGCAGGGCTGGCTGGATGATTCTCTCGAGGATTGTGACATGCCTAAAGTAGTCTATCCTGAGACAGCTCCGAAAACAGTAGACTCTGGCTTTATCGACCAATACCTGTATGCCCCATCAAAGATGAAGCTCAATGATTTAAGCGGGTGGAATGAGGATATGGTCAAGGTAGCCTTATGCGCTCGCAAAATGTATAGGAAGGGGAAACTCTGGTGATTAAGTATATCCTAATGCTATGCGCCTCTCTCCAGCTTAATGCTGGGGTAGTAGCTCTCACTTTGCTCGCAGAGGCTCGTGGAGAGGGTAGGGACGGCTTAGGCGCTGTCGCCGCCGTAATCTCCCAGAGAGCCATCAATCGAGGTCTGACGGCTCGTGAGGTGTGCTTACAGCCCTATCAGTTCTCTTGCTGGAATGGTAAGACTGAGCAAGACCTGCAGCACCTCTACAGGTCTCCTATGGCGGCCTTCGCACTTTACCTTGAAGAAAACATTGACCGCATTGACAGGTCTAAGATTAACTACGCAGACCACTACTACGCAGACTACATCAAGGCCCCATACTGGGCTAAGGGCCGTAAGCCTGTGGCACGAATTGGAAGACACATTTTTTACTCGTTATGGAAAAAGAAACAATAATAACCGAGGACAACCCTCGAGGACACATGTGCGCCTCCAAGATCGGAACGCACGAGGAATGGGGTAATGCCTTCGACGCCTTCTGGCGTAAGAGGGGAATGGAAACCAGCTACGATAGCCCTGCAGGGCTTAGAAAGATAAAAGACGATGAATAAGACCGCGCAAGACATACTGAGAGTAGCAGAGGATCTGCTGAAACTACCTGAACAAGTAGCCGAGAGAAACCGTGAGCATCACAAGCTCAAGGCTGACCTAGACAGCTTGAAAGTTGATGTGGCCACTGCGGCCATAGACAAGAGGCTGACTCTGCCTCGTTACCATTACGAGCTTAATCCTCTGGACCCAGACGCAAGCTGGGATCGCATCGTTCAGGAGGGTCAGGCTATACAGCACTCCTACTACACTCAGGGTGAAGAGAAGTGGCAGTCAGAGCTAGGAGACAGCCCCTCTGGCAGAGGCTGGTATGGCTCAGTGTCAATGCCTGTCATCACTATTGTTGCAACTGCTCCCGAGTATAATTTCAGGAGCACCAAAAGGCTACCGGGCAGGTTTCGGCTCTGGTCTCCTGCTCGATGGGGGAGCGCCCTGAGATTCCATTGCGACAACGGGCCAACCTTCCACGATAATTGGACAACGGATTCTGGTATTCCTTACGGCTTCAAGACTGATGCGCCTATTGGAATTTACGTGGAGCCCACTGTGGACGTTGACAGTAACTTTCGGGTGAGACCGTTTGAGCAGTCAATCGAGAACTGCTTGATCGTTGCTCATAACGGGACGCTGCCAATATACCTAGCGCAGAATCAGGACAGGTTCTGGATCCGCGATTGCAACATCATGAATCATCAAGGGGCTCAGGTTGGAATCAAGCACGGGCCTCCAGTGAAGACTGATGTCATCGATCAACCTGAGTGGGGTAACTGCTACCTTGCAGATCCTAGGTTTATCGACCTGCAGATGGAAGGCCCTCACAACGCTATGTCTCCTCAGGCGGCCATCTTTGCCTCAGGAAATAACATACACATAAGAGGTCTCAACATGTATGGCTACATGCAGGGAGTCTACCTGCACGGCGGGGCCAATCGTTATGTTCAGGGACAGATTCATACCAGCCACACGGCTGACGGCAGAAAGCCATTCCCGAGTCCCCTCTGCCTAGGAGCCCTGATCAATCAGTTCAAGGAAGGCACAGAGCACGCAGAAATCTGGGGAGCTCCTGTCCACACTTACCCACGCTCTGCAACGGTAGCTACACATACTATGGGAACTCACAAAGCAGGGGAGGGATTGTATGGAGGGTAGCGTTAAGCAGCTCGTTAAAATTGCACGTAGAGTGTTATGTTATGTGCCGAGGGCTTATGATAGTGACGGGCCGCACGGCGAGCTGGAGTCGGCCATCAAAGATGTGGAAAGTTTTCTTGATAATAAAATAAAACCGGAAGACTCAATTAAAAGTGACTAAAAAAACATGCGGCCTGTGCGGTAAGCTCAGGCAAATCCGAAGCTTTCACAAGCGAACATTAAGCAAGGACGGGCTGCAGCCATACTGCAAGTCCTGTCGTAAAGAAGATAACTACGGTAAACATATTAAACACAAATGATAAAAGCAGCCCCAAAAGGAGTCTCCAAAAGACTTCCCGTCATAGAGACTAATCAGCAACGATCAGATGAAATGACGTTTGAATACTCCAATAGCAAAAAACGTAAACGAGGAAGCAATTACACAAGGCCTAAGCGCCGCTAAACTTTCAACCCGCGAGTGCGGGACCTGAAAACCAAAAGTAGAAGATCCGTCAAATCTCTGAGATATGTCGGGGAGGGGCTGACGGTCCTCCCCACTCTTTTTTTAAAACTATGAACGATAAAATAAAACACGAAGATCTTTTGATACTAGGCAAGGGATACGCATCTGCAAACTTCAGTCATCCTGACTGGCCAACTCAAGCTATAGTTATATTTCGGAGACTCGACACAAAAAGCAACCGCTCAAATTATGCGCTAGAATCGATGAACGGCCCGTGGACGGAAGACCGCGAAACATACGCAAGCGACAAAAGCGATATGGCTGCAGTGTCTGTAGAATTGATGGAATTCTTGAGCGTTGTTTTTGAGCCAAAGAATTTAGAGAAGTTCTGGAAAGGCCGCGTATGGTATCGATAAAAACCATTGAAAAAGATTGGGACATTGGAGGCACTATCCCTTGTGACGCAAACCCGAGTGAAGAGTTTGAATTATGGAAAGAGTTTGCGGAGTCTCACCCAAAGTGGTGGAGCGGGACTGAGTTTACTCTGGAAGACTTCGAGAAATACGTAAGTGAAGTGGTGGAGTTTGGAATTTATGATTACTGATAAGCTAAAAGCAATCGGAGTTGATTTACTCGACTGCGATGAAGACAGGGATCGCATAGCATTTACCTACGATCTGGAGGAGGTGTCTACAATGTATATCGTGTCCCTAATTTGCGACACGTTAAACCTGACAACAAAGGAGTTTGCCGAGAATGTCAGTGTATCAAAGCGAACAGCAGAGGGCTGGCGCTCAGG